ATTTAATATACATGATTTAAGATACCAATTATCATCCATAAATCTCCATGGCGGTAAATCATGTTTATCATTTGGAACTTTTCCTATTAATGCATCTGCTAAAAAGAATGCTCCTACAACCGCTGCCGCGCCAATTGTGATAGGATTTGTAACTAATGCACCTATTGTAGTACCAAATGTAGGACCTACTGTTGTTGTTACTGCAACCGAACCGAACACTGGGGTTGTCAATGATACGCCGCCTACTATTCCAGGTAATACAGTTGTTGTAAATCCTGTTATTGCAGGGACTAATGTTGTAGTTGTTACTGTAGCAGCTGAAATTGCACTCGATATAGCAACTCCTGCGCCCGTCGCAACAGCAGATCCAGCCCCAACCTTGCCTCCGGTACTGTTCATCCATGATGCAAACTTATCACGTTTAACCGTACGCATCCATTTATACTTTTTAACTATATCTCTTTCTTGTTTTTCGTTAAACGAAGTTTTAATCCCAATACGTTTATTACATACTTTAAATAATAATTTACTTTGATATTTTGTCTTTAATTTATCTTTACCAAACCAAGTCTTCTTTTTAATATATTTCCAATTTCCTGACTTAGATATCATTATTTTATATAATGGACTATTAGCACCTAATCGTTTAACGACGTAATTTCCATAATCAGCTGGTAAAGAATCAAATTGAGTTTTTGTACTTTCTATTGTCGATGCAATACCTGGCCATATTTCATATATTTGTTCTTTAATTGCATCAATTTGTTCTTGTTCAATTGCTTGTTGTACTAAAGAATCATATTGTGCAGCCGGATAATATGCAATAGAGCCAGCTGGTTCATATGGTTGTAAATATTCTATCCCAAATGGGTCGCCGCCATTTGTAAAATTATCTAGATATTCTTGATATTCTTCTCTATCTACACCTTTCTCTCCATCATCATCGGCATCAACAATATGAGGAAATGCATTCCACAATGGCTCTGCTTTATTGGATAATGACATGTCTGAATTGCCTGCTAATGCATCATTTTGTCCATCCTTTCCGCCTGCTGCTTGTACTACTGTACAACCGCCTGCTTCGATAAGTAATTGTATATATCCTGTCGCTCCATAACGGCCGGCATCTCCAGGAGCATAATCCGCAATATCATAATCATTTAAGTATGCATATAATTTCATTACCGCACCATCTCGTACAAATTTCCAATGACCATTTATCATCATACGCAGATTCAGTACAGCATCATCTGAACTAATAAATGTGCCTTGAGTAACATCTTCTTGATCATATTCTGGAGCTGGCCAATCTCCTACTATCATCTTACCTTCAAACTTTTCTCGTAGTTTTTCACGATAAGTTTGTTTTTGAAATACTTGATCAAAATATCTATCATCTGGATCTTGATCATAATATATATCTGGCTCTAGCTCATTGCCATCCTCATCTACCGGACTCCTTCCTTCAAATGCTCTCATTGATTCAGGTTTAATATAATCTCCCGGATCTCTTAAAAATGGAGTTTTTGGTCTATACCCACTTCTATATCGTATTGAAGCATTCCAATCACTATCTCTTACTGGCATCGATCGAGCTCTAAATTCTTCTAATGGAGAAATATCACCATCACCATCTTCATCCATTTCGACATCATCATAATCAACATCATCATCAACATTACCATCTATTAGTAAATCAAAATCTTTTATTTCCTCAGCAGTCGCTTCTGATATAGCATCATATGTCAATCCTCTTTCAACTAACATAACTTCTAATGTTTTATATGTTGGTATTGCATATGCTGTCCCGTTACGGACAAAGAACACACAAAAGACACGTGATGCAACATCTTCATCTTCGGCGTCAATAGTATGAGGTCCGGCGCTAATATATAAATCATGGAAGTCGTCTAAATCTGTCTCAGAATTTACTAAGAACAGGCCGGATGGTTTTGGTGCTTCAACAACTACTATATCTTCTTCGTCCGGGTCTTCAAAATATTCCCATTCTTCATCTATCAAATCATCTAACGCATCTTCATCAATTGTAGGATAAGATTTAGATAACTCATATTCAGAATATTCATCTTTTTCGGTTGTTAAGTCTAATACATTTTTTGTATTACGTTTAGCCGGAACTAATTTTTTTGATAATCGACGTGCCTCTTCGGTAGTAAAACTATTAAATGCTTGTCTAGTCGGACTTTCTTGAGTTAGTTGATCGCGACTGTAAAGTATATCATCTGGAAACTCATCTTTAAGAATTTTAAGAACAACTTTATTATTATCTATTTCGTTGATCTTATCTTCTTTTGAAGCAGCATTTGTATACCTATTATTACCTTTATCTATATTAGCCATATTAGTTTACCACTTTGAAGTAGAAGTTGTCAAATGTTTGTGTATCATTTGATCTCCTACATGTTAATTTTATTTTATAATATCTTTCAGGCATAAACGAATCCATTCTTAAATCAAAGAAACTTCCATTAGTATTGTTTACACTTATTTTTGTATGTGAATTACCATATATTTTTTCATCTTTTATAATAATATCATTTGTTACCGAATCAATTATTTCGTAAGAACTTGATACAGGTAGTTGATCATTAGTTTTATAAAAAGAAGATGTTGCATATGTTTTAACAGGAAACTCTGGACGTACTCCTATAAAAAATCTTGTAATTTCTGATGTTCTATATTCAGGTTTTATATTTTTGAAATATGGTACATATGTATTACTAGTAATAACATTATCTGTAGATCCAATTGCACTATCATCCCAACATACTTCTAATCTTGGAACAAATATTGTATGAGATTCTCTACTAAAGAATTTTAACGAACCTAAAACATCTCCCGATAACTCATCTGTACTAGAACGTTTTATTATAAATCCATTATTAGTAGCATTACCTGCTACCCAATTTTTAACAATATCAGTTACATCCATTCTCATATCTGGTGATGTATTTGTAAAAATTTGACTACCCGAATATCCTGAACCTGTTATCCATGTACCTCCTCCAGCAACAATAGTAGCACCTGCTGACGTATTTTTACTATGTGCAGATCCAGTGTTCCATTTTATTGTATTTTGTACTATAGAATCTCCCTTTCTGCCGCCCCATGATGCTCCAATTTTAGTCTCCGGAGTATCACTATAAGTTCCGCCTCCATTATCCCATGATTCAGAAACTGGATAAGCTTCTAATTTATATGTCTGTAATAAATCAGACGCATCTGCGGCATGTAAATTCAAATATACTGATGCAGATGAATAGATTGAATTTATATTAGGTATATCACCTGATACAATCGATTGTGATAGTGCAGTTATCTCAGTCCCAAAATCAATTAAGATTCTAGAATTATATGTATCGGCTAGTATAACACCTGATAAACGAGATCCGGATGCTGTTTTTGTGAGTTCTAATATTTCATCAACACCAGCGTTTCTATCAGCATATCTTTCATATAATGTTGTATCTCGTTCTGCGTAAAATATTCTTTTCATAATTTATCCCTATGGCTTAACAGCTTTTCCTTTAATATCTGCATTAGGATATTTTATTTCAAATATACTTGGATCTAATGATGGATATAAAATATTATTCTTTATAGCACCTGAGATACTATATTCATTTCCAGAATAGCCTTTACTTGTTTTATGTAAATTAACAAATTCAAATGTCGGTATACTCTGAACTCCTTCCAGACTATCTAAATCAGATATAATAGATGATATATTTAACGGTCCATTAATTTGCATTCTGTCTTGATGTAATAATGTTTTTAGTCTATCGATACATTTTAATACTATTTCATTTGAATTGTTATTTGGTTTAGGAATAACTTCAAATTCTACCCCTAAATTTATAACAAATGCTGCCTTAATATTAATAGCATCTGTTAACATTCTGTATTGGGATAAATATGTTCTTAAGTTTTCTAATAATGCTTGATTTGCACTAGTAAAACAATTATTTACATCTTGAGCCAAAACATATAAATTTAAAGCATATGGATTAGATATAGTCTCTGCCGGATATGTCTTATCTGAAGTATTGATTTGCGTATCGCCTACAATATATGCTTTAGATATTGTCCCAAATCTTCCTGGCATAGAATATACACGAGCAATATAATCTTCTCTTGTTATTGCTCTACTCTGTGCTGCAAACTGTGCTATTGCATTTTGTCTAATCGAATCTAAATTTTGTTTTGATCGAGCACCTTGGGCTGATTCATTATTTATCACTGCTAAAGTTTCTTTAGTAGAAGTTAAATCTACAGTACCTGTTTCATTAAGATATGATACATTATCTATATTAACTATAGAACTAACACCAACATTTTCTTCTACTGATCCACCAAATGAATACTTGATGGTCAATGTTGTGCTTGACGGCGCAATACCATATGTACTAGTATATAAAAAGTTAGATGGATCGACATTTGACGTTGTAGTACGTCGTAAATATTCTAAACCATGTCCGACATTTTTAGGATTAGGAATGATTTCTTCATCCGCATCAGAACTAACACCAGAGCCAAATAATAACTCAACTCTACTATCATCACGCACTCTAGAAACAAATCTTCTAGCTGTTTTTCTTAATTTTAATATATATGGTACTGTCGATCTATATGCCGATAATTCTGGATCATTAAATGGTATATTTGCTATATCTTCAAATATAGTATCTTGTGCTAAATAATCTGTTTCATGCCATTTATTACCCGCGCTATCTATACAAGAAATAACATCTATAATATTTGTATCCGGTAATACAATTTTATCATACGGTTTAGGATCTGTAAAAGAAAACTCTCCAGTTTTAATTTGACCCGATATTACTTTAACTTGTTTTTTAAGTAAGTATCTAGAAACATTTCCACTCCCGTCAATTTCATAAACTGTTACTTCCGGGTCTTGGTTGAAATCAACAGATTCTTCTGTATGGAATACTATACCATCGTCCGTAGAAACTTCCATTCCAGATGCTATTGTTAATGCATATTCCATATCCGGTACTGCAGATGCGCCAGACCCATTAGCAGGAACTAATTGAAATAAATCTATAGTACATGTTGCTGGAGCATTTAGCCTTGGCTTGTATCCAAATAATTGTGATAACATTAATATGTTAGAAGATTCTTCTGCAGAAGCTAACATCGACTCTTTAAATGATGAATCTGTATAATATGATAATACATCTCCTACATATGACGCCATTTCCATAAACATCATACCAGGAGAAGATTCGTTAAAATCTTGGTATGTGTCCGGAAAATAATTTTTTGCAAAGTTTATTAAATTTTGTCTAAACTGTGCAAAGTCTTTATTTAAGTATTTTACATCTTTCTTAATTAAGTCTGCCATAATTCAACCTTTCTCTTTTATTCTTTTTAATAAGCTCCACCTAGCCCGGCACTAAAAGCCGTATCAGATCCAAATGTTCCAACTTGTTGTAAAGATGTATCTTCTACAACTTCGGTTATTTGAAAACTATTTTCATTAGCTAAAATGTTAATTACTACATTTGCCCCAACCGAATCAATAAGAAACGATAATTTAATGTTTAATGAATGCATATCATCTGACGAACTTATATCTATATTCGATAACTTTACATATGGCAACCATAATTTAATATCCTCATCCATAGTTTCTTGTAATGCTTCACGGATATCTTCTGTATTATTATCAAATAAAACTTTCTTAACATTTGTTCCAAAATTTGGCTGCATATATCTTTCACCCTTTTGAGTTAATATCAAATTCTTAAGATTAGTTATAACAGCTTCTTGTGTTGAATATGAAGACTCAAATACACCTTTACCTGTAGTTGCAGATGCCGAATATTCAGAATTGACTGCCTTTCCTTTTGCTGACCTATTTAATGGTAACAAAATTCCTATAGCTTGATCTTTACTATCTACTGGTTTATATTGATATATTGGTCTAGCCATTTATTAGATGCCCTTCTTTTTATTGATTGCTTTCATTAATGCCGAATAATCTTTAGTCATATTATCAACTGTTTTAGCAACTTCTTTATTACTCATATCAATAGCTTCACCATTAATTCCTGTTGTGGCTAATGGCTGTGGTCCTGAACTAGGCATTCCCATTGCTTGTGCCATTTCTGATCTAAAATTCATAGTAGTCCACTCTCCAGCTTCTGGTGCTGTCGGCGTTGCTGCAGTTTGATTTAACATTTCATTTAATATAGGATCTTTTACAAATTGTTTTTTTGTAACCGATTGTTTAGGAGTGTTATCTAATGATACTACATCTTGAAGACTAATATCATGGTTCTTGATTTTCACTTCATTTAAGATAGGTTTTAGTTCTGCTTTAATAACGCTACGAACTTC